CTGCCGCTGCCGAAGCAGCAGCTTTTCGGGCTTTCAATGCAATTCCGAATTCGTCAAGAGCGTTCTTGGCTTTCTTAGCAACATTCCACGCATTATACGCAAGCACTACAACCCCGATTTCTGCGCCAATAGCCATTATCGACTTTACAAGCACCGGATTATTCTGCGTGAATTCATTAACGGAAGTCAGAATATTTGCGCCTGCCTGTGCAAGATTTCGCAGTTCATCGTTATACAAACCGCCGATTGTTTCCTTTAAGCCGTCCGCTGCGGAGTCAAGCAGGGTGACATCGCCCTTGAGGTTGTCCAGTTGTATCTTGGACATTCTTTCAGCGGCACCAGTGCAGTTGTTGATATTGTCGCGCAGGGATTCATAATCCTCGCTTGTGGAATTGAGGATAGCGAGAAGACCGTTATATCCGCGCTGCCCTGCAATAGCCATAGCATTGCTTACACGTTCCGCTTCGGTCATCTGTTCGAAATACCCGCGTAGTTCATCAAGGGTTTGTCCGAATGACTTTAATGTACCGTCAGAATTGAGCGCTGAGAATTCAACTTCGCCGATAGCTGCAGCGGAAAGCGTTGCGCCCTCCAAAATGCCGTTGAAAGTATTCTTTAACGCTGTACTTGCAACGCTGCCTTTAACGCCAGAATTAGCCATAAGACCTATTGCTGTTGCAACATCTTCTATGCTGTATCCGAGCGCTCCTGCAATGGAAGCAGAACCGGCGAATGTTTCACCCATTATGGCCACGGAAGTATTTGACTTAGAAGCGGTCTGCGCCAGAACATCAGCAAAATGCGCCGTATCAGAAGCAGTCAGCCCGAAAGCCGTCAAGTTGTCTGTGACAATATCAGAGGTCAGCGCTAAGTCTTCGTTAGAAGCCGCTGCCAGATTAAGCACACCATTCATTCCGTCAAGCATTTCCTGCGCGTCCCAGCCTGCCATACCCATGTATGTCATAGCCTGTGCGGATTCGTTTGCGGTAAACTTGGTAGTAGCTCCAAGGTTTCTAGCTTCAGCCGACAATTCTTCCATCTCTGCTGAGCTTGCTCCAGAAAGAGCTTCAACGGTACTCATTGTACCGCCGAAGTCCATGGATATATTTACGCAATCTTTGTATGCGTCGTATATAGCATTAAGCCCCTTGGCTATGCCGGCAGTAACAAGCGCGTTGCCGGCAAGTTCAAAGGCAGAAGCAGATTTTTCTCCGAATTGCTCTGCTTCTTCTGCTGCACGTTGCTGTTGGTCTGATAGCTCCTGTGTGCGCTGCTGTAAACGTTGCTGTTCTTCGCCAAGTGCATTGACATTAACGCCCGCTTCGGCAAGAGCTTCGCCCATCTGCTGTAAGCGCTGGTTTTTATCTGCAATAGCTTGTTCTGTGTTCTGAATTCGCTGTCTAAGTTCGAGTTCACGGTTAGCAAGTTCTGAATTAGCTGAATCAGACTGTGCGATTTCCGCGCGGACGTTTTCAAGCTGTTTGCGGTATGTATCTAGCTTAGCATTCGTCCGGTCGATAGTTGTCTGCTGGCGCTGATAGGCTGTGATGTCCGCCTGCTGTTTGTTAAGAGCCTGGATTTCTTTTTCAGCGGCCTGAATAACTTTCCGGGCGGAAGTGAATGTTCCGTTGAAGTTCGAGCCGAGCGCTGCACCCAGCTTGAACAATACTTCATATTCTTTCATCACAAACCTCCATCATTATTCTTTCATCAGCGCATTGTGCGCCGTAACCCATCGCTGCAACTCCACTAGCGGAATGTTCAACCAGTAGTCAACCGGCGCATACCCTGCTCTTGATAAGATAAGGCAGGTCCGCCTTAGTTCTTTCAGAACAGGGAAGTCATAAAAGACCGCGCCTTGCCTATTATGCGGTTGAAGTCAGGCAGTGACATTCCATCGAAAATGTCAACGCCGATAGGTTCGGTACACGCTCTTGCAGCCATAGCTGAACGATAATCTGAATCATAGTTCGGCTCAACAACAACGCGACCACGGCGCATTGCTATCTCATTCATGATAGCGATGGAATCTGCGCCGGTCAGCTTGTCGAAATCGAATGTAAGCGTTGTATATTCTTTTCCGTTGTATTTAACAGGCTTTCTAAGCTTATAAACCCAGCCAGTATCATTCGTGACTGCGCCGTCTGCTTCGTCCTGCAACTTGTCGTAGTTTTTGATTGCTTCCTTCTGCTCTTCTGTTGTAAGGTCCATGGTTTACTCCTTTTCTGCTGCTTATCGGCAGCGTAAACAAAAGCACCGCTGCTTATCGGCAGCGGTGCATAATGAAATGAGTCTTGTGTTACTTGCCGAGGATTGAACGTACTTTGGCAAGTGTATCTGTGCCAGAAGCGTCAACATTGCGGAACCGCATGGGCGCTACATCGCGGACTATTTCGCCGTTAAGAAACTCCTTAAAGGAAAGGCAGGAATATTCGCCGGATACCGCCTGCGGATTCGCCGGGGAAACTTCACCGCCAGTCAGCGACTTGGGAATGCACTCAACGATATACTTGCTACCTACAACATCAAGGCTGTTGGCAGTAGCGTCGTACTGTTCGTGGGCTACACGCAGGTCAAGCGTATGAGTGCGCAGCTCTGCGAGGTGATGTGCTGCAGGGGTCACGTCAATGAAGTCAATGGTCATGCTCATAGCGTCGGTATGACCTATAACGGGGATCTCGACATCTCCTGCAATGCCCGTGCCGCTTACAGATGTGGTCTTGTACTTCATATCAGGGAGTTTTACCTTAGCTGTGCCAAGGTATTCAGAACCATTCTCATAGATGGCATAATTGACAATAGTGTCCATTTATAATCCCTCCTTACCCGTTGAGCGCTGAGGTCAGCATATCAACATCATAGGTTACGTGCATATCGACCTGCTGGGCCGGAACAGGTGACGCCGCCTTCGTGTCCAGACGGAACATACCGCCGACAAGGTTCGTAGCCGGATTGTTGTCGGAGATATATTCAATTTTGCCGCCATACAGCTTGTTTTCGGCGGTCAGGCCATCAAGCCAGCTCTGAAAGCTGTTGACGATAGCGTCGATAAGCACTCTTGTCATAGGCTTGTCAAGGAAGCTCCAGAACGTGGTAACAAAAGTGTTGCATATCCAGTCCTGAACGCGGCTTGTGCAGATGAATACACGCGCAACATCAGAAGAAACAGGATAGCAGCCTGTGTAGTTGCCCCACAGGACCCACCCGCCATTATTGATGACAGTAACAACACCGTCGGTTACGCTTACAACATCAGCCTGCGGCAGCGTAAGGTTGATCTCCGCGCCTGTTTTGGTGCAAGCTCCAGTGATAGTCAGGGACTTGTTGGACGGCGATTCGTAGGGGCAGTTCGCATTACCGCTATCTACCTTTGCCATCTGAGCGCAAGCAATAACTGACAGGTCGAACATGCGGTCTCCAATGCGTACCATGGGCCAGCATACGATCATGTCTTCGCTTGTGTAGCCGTTAGAGTTCTTAACGCTCAGCACGTCTGCATAATCATCTGCGGTAGCGGTATCGAGGTCAACTACAGCCTTAGCCTTGTAGAGGCCGTTTATGTTCGGCGCCTTAGCTGCCATTACAGCGGCAACGGACGCTGTCTGTGACCAGCCAGGCGCGCATATCAGATCGGGTACTATGCCGACAACAGACTTGCACATCTCGACCTTCTCGACAGCAGCTTCAATGTCAGAAGCCGTAATTGCTTCGGGCTTTGCCTTATCGTAGGCGATGTTGAGTGTCGCAGCGGAGTAGCTGAGAGAGTCAGGAAGCAGCTCGACATAACAGCCCTTGCTATCATAGTACACATCATAGTCAGTCCCTTTGACAAGCGCGCTGCTTTCAGAGGATGCCTTGACTACAAGCGCCTCGGTATCAAGCGCATCGAGCGACAGCGTAGCGATATGGTCGGTTACACCGATATCGGCTGCTGCAACCGCTTCTTTGTGCGAACTGGGGTCGAATACATTGTACACAATTACAGGGCTAACAGCCATAGCCTTTAAGCAGGCATAAACAGCCATGCAAAGTGTCCACTTGGGAGAACCGTTTGATGTCCTCCACTCTTCGGAATAGCCGCCGAGCTTTTCCGCATCGCTAAAACTGGTAATCAGCTGCGGCTTGCCGGTAAAGCCGCCGGCAGTGTGACAGGGCCAAGCACCAACAAAGAACGGAATGCCAACCCCTGCCGTCTTGACTGTTGCAAAATTGGTATCGTCCTTGTAGGTGTTAATGCCGTGATGAAGCATTTCTAAACCTCCTTAGTTGCGGCCAGCAAAGATGAATATGCAGCATTAAGGCTGTTGCCGCTCGTTCTGATCTTTTCGTTTGCCGCTGCTATTTCGTTGTCAGCAACGACAAGTCTTGCTATCTTCGGGTACTTGTCAAGAACAGGTTTAAGTTCATCAAGCACCTTTTTCTTATCACCGGTGAAGATCCTGCCGGTGACAATGATACCACGGATAGATGGTCCGAGATATACGAACACCTTGCGCTCATCAGGGGCGCGGGTGTTCGGAGTGTTCTCTTTACTTTTCTTAAAACTCAAGATTGACCTCCCTTTTGGTCGCGGGAAGATTAAACGTCCCCACCATTTCTCCAACAAAGTACGGAGCTGTATCATCGGGGTAGATAAGCATATCAAGCGGTTTATGCACATCAAGGCGATAGCAATTCCCAATCTTTACCTGTCTTAACAGCGCTTCTTGAACAAGGTCCATGAGGTTGAGAAGTCGCATTGCGCCCTCGCTTTCATTTTCTTCGTATACGCAAAAGATAAAGCGGATAGTGGCGCTGTATTCCGGCTGTTCGCTCTCATTTTGCACATGTAGGCTATCAGCAAGCTGTATGATGATGTACGGGGCAAACTTCTTAGCTTCACGCGAATTGGGCAAGCGCATAGCATATACTTCCGGTGCGCGTTCTACCTTTTTGGTATCACCTTTCTGTACTGCCGTAGGATATAACAGGTTCTTGACTTGTTTTTCGCAGAACGCTTTGAGCTCTTTGATAAGAAAAAAACGTGTCATTACTTCCTCCAGCCATTCATTACCGCCATGATTTCATGTTCCAGGCGCTGTTCAAAGACTTCACGAACCTTATCGCCGATAGCCTGGGCGACATCGTCATTGGCTTCCATCATCTGTGGCGTTGACGGACCAAGTTTTTCTTCAATAGGCAGCCGCTTTGACGTCACACGTTCAAAAAGGCCGATGTGACCATGCTTTCCGACCTCTCTTCGGAATACATGATAAAGCTGAGTAGCTGTTGAAGATTTCTTGACCCTTGCTTTCACAAGACCGTCAGCGCCGACGACCGTGTCAAAGCGGAGCAGCGGAATGTGATAGCCTTGAAAGTAGATATCTACCTCCGTGCCGCCGCTAGTTGATACAACGTGCCGTTTAGACTTTGTGTATTTCTTGAAATCGCTTGCCTTGATATAATAAGACTTGCGAACTTCTCGTGCTGCTGTAGCTTCACCGCTGGTGGCAGCACGTTTTATAGCAGAACCGATGGCTTTTTCAGCACCATGCGGAAATCCCGCAAGTATCTGTTCAGCTCGCTTAACGCTGCCTGTACTGCCACCGATATCATCGGTGATGAATGTTGTTATTGCAGCGTGATTCTGCGACCGCGTCATGCTATATACATCACTCATCGTAAGCCTCCAGTTCAAGCGTTATCATTCCGAGGGAAAGCGCCGAGGTGACTATCCGGTACTTCCTGAAGAATGTTCTGCCGAGTGCTTCACCGTCTGATATCTCAATGTTCTGTCCTTTTTCGGGGAATATTCCATTAAGATCATCAGCTGATATGTGAGCCATGGCAGACACGATGTGCACTCCTTCCATTCGGTTGCTGGAGGATACGGCAACGCTAGACTGCTTTATCCTTGTGAGAACAACAGGAATCTGTGCGTAATTAGTGCCATCGTAATACACATCGTGAACTTCTGCAAATTCTTCTGAATTAAGGAACACCGCCTTATTATCGGCGGCGACCATGTCTTGAAAAGCACTCATTCCATCACCGGCTCTTCTGCGCCGATGTCGGGACCGTTATTGAGCGCGCTGTCGATTTCATCAAGCATGGTCGCTTTGGTAGTTCCGACAGGGAAAGACAGACCAAGTGCCTTGCCTATTTCTCTCAGCTTTGATACGGGCGTTGTTTCATCGTATTCATAGTCGCCGTTTTCATTGCTGTCGCCGTCAGAAGCGCTCACAGGCTCGCTGTCAGCGATTTCATCAGCAGGAGGGTAGACACCTGCCTTGCTTGACAAAGGCTGCTCTGCGGCATATGCTGCAACGTTCAGAGCGACAAGGCGTTCTGCTTCCTTGTCATCGACCTCGAACACCCCGGAATGCGCATCTTTCGGGTGTATCATTCCATTTTCACGGAATCCATATGTTCCAGAAATTATTCTGATATTTGCCATAGCTCTGCTCCTTTCAACTGAATCAGCTTACCACATTGGCTGCGTAGATGTAAGGGCTCTTGTTCCTAGGCATTGCCAGCGGCTTGCAGCCCAGGCGAAGCTTACGAATATCAGTTTCCTGATTTACCGACAGCTTGGGGATTCTGTTTCCGATGTGCATGGTATGCTCGGTTGCGCCGTAATCTATCTGCCACATTGCGCCGTATGCGATATGACCGCAGTTAGGAGCAGTCACCATTGCAGATGTTGAGGGGAACAGCTTGACGGTTGCGCCGGTTTCATCGACTACCTCCTCGTCAACCTCCCACAGAATGAGTTCATTGCCGTCAAAGTTCAGCGTGCCGAGGGCAGTTACGCCATCGTATTTGGTGAGAGTAGGCTTGATAGATCCTACAAATATGCCAGAATTCTTATCAAGCAGCTGACGAACCTCTTCATTCTTCAGTATAGCGCGAGCGGCATCTACTCCAAGGACAAGGTCGGTTCTCGGAAGTCCTCTCTTGGAAAGCATGCGACACATTTCAGATACATCTCCCATGAAGTCGCCGTTAGTAGAGTTCCACTTGTTGGCAACGGTGTAAGTATGGTCGGTAGATCCCTGATAGAACTGAATGTGCTTGATTTCGCCCTTTGTCTGCGCGTCGATATATTCCTGCATGGTGCAGGCGTTGTTGATCATGGTCTGTACGGCCATCCACTCTTCGCGGCGCTGAATGCGCTTGTCAAGGGTGGTAAAGTCATCGGCTATAAGACGTGCCGCTCTTGTTGCTGCGTCGCTATTTGCATAAAGCGCTTCGCCGAACATGCGCTTCTTAAGTTCATCTGCCTTAAGAGGTCTTGAAATCTTGATGCATGCGGGTTCGTACTCGTAGATCTGGAAGCCCTGTCTTTCTACCGGGATATCGCCGACTCTCTCAGTGACAAACGGCGCCATGGTTCTGTCACCGTCCTGATATTCGCAAAGGACCTTGTCGGCGCCGATTATATCGCCTTCTCCAGTGGGAAAGTATCTATCGCGGAAGAAGCTGGTATTCGGCACCACTTCCTTGACGATAGCCGCAAGGACATAGGAACTGAAAAAATCTAATGTTGCAGGCATTATTGTACCTCCTTAAATTTTGCTTGCAGCCTTGAGGATAATGTCATACTTACGGAGCGTATCCTTTTCTGCTGCGGTGATAACGTGATTGTTGACTGTGATTACTCTGTTCGCATTGAAGCAGCCACTCGCATATACAGCGACATTGATGTCAGAAGTGGCCACTGTGATGTCATCACAGAGCACGCAGTCCGGGGTCAGAGTTTCGCTGTTGCTGGAATTAGCAGTGGTACCAAGCGGCACCAGCTTACCATCGGCGCTCGATATAGCCATGATAGTACCCCTCTTAATCTCAAGAGGGGTTGATTCCTGCGCTCTGATGATTCTGCCCTCGACCCTTGCAAGGGGGTAGAGGTCGACAAACAGGTCGTCAGAGGTGGTTTCGCCCACCATTTTGAGCAGTTCGGACATTACTTTGCCTCCTTTCCGTGCAGAAGCTCGTGAATCATCGCGTCAGCTTCGCGCTGCATTGCCTGCGGGTTCTTTTCAGCTTCCTTGGGATCATCGGGTGCAGTCGCTTCCGGAACAGCATTAGCCTCCTTGGAGTCTGTTTTGAGATCCTTAGTGAACTTCTGTCCCTGCTTCGCAGCGGCAAGAGCAGCCTGATAAGCCAGTTCCTGTGCGGAGCAGGGCTTGTCGTACTTTGCCGCCTTGACCAGTGCCGGATCGTAGATACTCGCTATCGCGTCGATTTCCTCCATACGCTTGCGTTCGTCTTCGGCGGCTGCCTTGATTTTGCTTTCGTTCTTAGCGTTGAAGTCCTGCTCAATCTGTGCAGCAAGAGCAGGATTTTCAGCCTTGAGTTCAGCCAGATTACTTGCCATGATATTACCTCCATTATCGCCGCTTTCTTTCGGCTTATTATTTGTATCGTCTTCGCAATTCTGCGAAGCTGAAACCGTGGGAATGCCCTCCGGGGCGGGTGCTCCTTTGAGTGAAATGTATCGTCCGTTGACGACCAGTGCAGAGCGATCTTCGCTTGCAGCTATTGCTGCACCATCGCTTTTATCAAGGTTATCAGCAAACTTCTTTTCGACTGCTTCATCGCCTGTCATATAGGTTGTCTTAGACATCATGTGACCGACTACTGCCTCTGAAAGACCAGTTTTGCGGACATAAGCATTCCGCAATGCCTTGTCCCATGAATCGAGGGCGGTTGCCTGTGCTCTCAGCTCGTCCGCATTATAACCACCACACATACTTACCCATGCATTGTGTACCATAATGAGCGATGTGGGGTGTACAGTCACATTGTCGCAGGCGCTCATTATGAGAGAGCCCGCGCTCATTGCTACACCGTCAACGATACAGTTGAGTTTCTTTCCGGCCTGCGACAAGTCACGCAGTTTGTTATGTATCAGCAGTCCAACAGCCGTGTCGCCGCCGACGCTGTCCATATGTATTGTGATTTCTTCGCACTCTGCCAGTTCTTCAAGGTCCGCAAGGAATTCATCTTTAATGATGAAGCTTCCCTCGACAGGCTTTCCGGTCCAGAAGTCATAAGGCTGCGAGTCAACAACTTCGCCATACATGGTGATGTCAGCATTGGTGCCGTTCTTCTCCAATGAATAGCACTTGTTATTCAGTTTGGGCATTGTTATTTTCCTCCTTTTTCGATTCGGCTGTGTCGGTCGGACGTGATGTTTGTGTGGACTGATTGTCTGAAATTTCTTTTTCACGCTTTAGCGCTGCCATGTTATCACGCCAGTTGCCACCGTAGAATTCGCGTGTAACCTGCTCATTTGTTTTCCAGCCCTTTTCTACCATTATCTTATTAGCGTTTGCTTCCTTGACAGGGTCAAGATGTGTCTGAGCAGGTCCGTCCCATCTGGCTCCGCACCATGCAGCGCGGATAATGGGGTCATTCCAGAATCCCGGTGCTTTTATTCTGCCAAGCGCGACAGCTTCCGACAACCATGTTTCGTAGATAGGCTGACAGAAATCGTTGACGAACCACGAGCGGCGCATCTTTACCATTTCCCACATTTCTTCAAGTGCGCCTTTCGCAGCACTATAGGAACTGTTGAATTCCTTGATAAGAACATCATAGGGCATTTCAAGTCCTGCGCCTGTGAGTTTGCATATTTCCTTAACGAAAGCCGGGAAACCGGCTGTTGGAATGTTGGGGTTCCCAAGCGTTACACTTTCGCCAGGGCGCATTACATTGATCTGACCAGGTCCCATCTCATATTCATTTTCGGAATGCGATATCTGCCCCCCGTGTTCCTGACCCTCAATATCCCCATCTACCGCTTCGTTAAACGGATTATCTGTGGAGTCGCCCGAGGTAGTTATCCAGGCTGTAAGATACGACTGCACTAATGCAGCTATAAGCTCGCTTTCCGTGTAGCGCCGCAGTTGCAATATGGTTTCTATGACCGGCGCTAAATAAGTCACGCCACGGTACTGGTCAGGGCGCTCTGCGTCCATCACCTGTAACACATTAGGCATTCCAGTCCGGGCTCCGTCAGCAGGTACCCTAGTCCAAGCTATTTGTTCATCAAGCCTAAAGGTGGAATTGGGGTAAACGTTGCTAATGTGGTAAGCAACTACACGTCCGTATTTGTCTACTTCAACGCCGTCATGTATGCGGTTTCCGGACTTGGTTTTTCCCTCTGTATACGCAGAGTAATACCGTGTTCCCTCCGTGCCTGTAAATGGAGTTGATACTCTATCAGCTTCCACAAGCCGTATCCGCAGACCGTAAGGGTTGAGCGGTGTTTTATCTCGATGCTGTAACACTGCGAACACATCGCCTGACATTAACCAGTTTTTCACCGCAAGCTGCTGAATCTCATAGAAATTGTTTACGCCTGTCGCGTCGCAATTCTTTTTCTGTTCAGCCCACATTTTCCACTCGGCTTCAGTGTATTTCTCCCACGCCACGATTTGTTCTTCAGGAATTCCGCTCAGTATCTCTCGGTTGACAGTAGGCTTGACGTGCAGCCCCGATCCAACAATCTTAGTGCGGTTGGTATTTATCGCGGCGGCTGCAACAGGTGTAGCCATATAAAGCATTCGGCCGCGTTGCCGCATTGTGGCATTGTTAAAGTCGATATCCTCGAAAGGCGCTGAACTTTGAGCAATGAATCCTTTTAATGAGCGCTTGGTGCGGCTTGCACCAGCTTCCGAATAGCCTTTTGCCTGGACGCTTGAAATAATTTTCATTTCCCCTCCATGCGAAACACGAAAATTCTAACGTTTTTACAACGTTTTCTGCAAAATTCAAAGTATAATTTCAAATTTTTCAACGAAAGATTAAAATTATAGTTGAAACAGTTAAAAAGAAAGCAGCATTTTCGAATAAATCAAAAATACTGCAAATAATCTAAGCAGAATCCCGGTAGGAAGGAGCAGACTACCGGGAACTGCAGCACAAGCCCTAAGGGGCATTGTACTCAAATATCGCGCGGAATCACGCCTACCGCGCGCCGCGACTTGCCGCCATTCATAAGCTCCATATATTCAGCTCTCTTGATAATAGCGGCGTCAAGCTGTTCAGAGAGTTTATCAAGGTCAAACCTTGTAATCTCTCTGTCATCTATCTTATATGATTTCACACTTCCGCTGATAAGCGCTACCTGCGCTTCTGTCAGCTTAGTGACCATCTTGTCATAGTGTTCGTAAAGGATCTTTGCTTGTGTTTTGGTTATCATATCTTACCTCACCAATCGTCGTACATCTGTTTCTTTCGGCGTGGCTTCAAAGGCATAGATGATTTCGGCGCTGCCTTTTCTGCCTGCTTCTTATTACCGTTTTCAGCAAGCTGATTTAACCTCGCTTCTATCGCTTCATAGTCAGGCTTTAGCAGCACTGCGGCGGCGTTAGCGTAGTTACGGCAGTCAAGGGCTTCATTTCTCTCATGCCCGGGTATCTTTTCCCACTGCCACGGGTTCTTTTTTGCCTTGTCATTGTACACCAGCCGCTCAGATAAGTAACCTTTGAAAAAGGCTTCGCCGTAATCATCACGCGCCGGGAAATGGCAGTAACGTGGACCTGCTGTCTTTACTCTGATATCGTCCATGATTAACTGCTTGCCAGCGTCAACACCAATGGTGTAGACCCAGCACTTTCCTGTTTCTGCACCTCTGATGGTGATTTTTTGCTCTTTCGGCGGTGCTGTATATGGTATGTCTGAGCCACCGCGTCCTTTGATAGCAAAGACCTTTTTTCGCTGACGTTCGCGACACCGGCGTCTTACTTCCTGAGTAAAGTGACCGCCTTCGTCAACGAACGTTAACGATATGTGCAGACCTATGCCATTTTCAAAGCGGTAGACATGCCCGATTATGTCATCAAGCTGACTCCACGTATCGTCAGAATCAGGGCGCCCCATGATAATACCTTTCCTAATACCCCAGCGCTCTCCGAGTTGCCGATGACCGACCACCTCGTATTCAAGACGATCGTCCTGCGTATCAACTCCACAAGTGAGCAGCAGCACACCGTCCGGAAGTTCTGCTTTGTATTCTTCGCGTCTTGAGAGAATCTTGTCCTCGTTCTCGAGATCGCCGCGATCCTCCCAAGGCAAGCCGAAACGGGTATTATAGACAACTTGCATTTTTTTACTGTCGCCCTGCGCCTTTAGATACATAAGCAATGTTGATTCCCAAGAAGCCCATGGAGATACAAAAGAGGATATCCAGAACGAGCGCGTGCCATGATGAAGCAATGCGGAAGGATTATCTGCTATCCACTTTGCTGGCTGTGTTCTCATGTTTTGCTCGGAGCTGACACAGCCACATTCAGGACAAACGTACCATATCGACGTTATGTGATAGGTCTTCTCGTTATTTGTGACGGTTGTTTCGTACTCATAGCGGACATTCTCAAATACTATCTCATGGAATCCACCGCAATGCGGACATTGCGTACACCAATGCTCCATTGTACCCTCGCCGTAAGCGCGTACGATGGTGCTTTTGCCCTTGATAGTCGGCGTACTTACTTCCACGGCTTTGGCATTGTAGAATGTGATTTGCCGTGCAGTAGCCAAGTCCCAGGGGTCGCCCTCATCGCCGGCTGATGTTACCCACCGGTCCCGCTCATCACCGAACAGATATCTGATAGGCTTTGAAGCAAGAGCGTGCGCTTCCTGTGAACCAGTCATTGTGAGAATACCGCCGGGGTATGACTTCTGCAATACGGTGTTCGCGCTGTCACGGCTCTTGGGGTCTGCAACTTTTTGTTTCAGACTGGGCGTGTCGCGGATCATCGGGGCTATACGTAGTTTGGAATACTCTTTTGCATCGGGAATGGTCGGCTGAATGAATAGTATCGAGCCAGGGTCTTGGTTGATAATGTAGCCTATCATGTTATTGATGGCTTCTGATTTACCCACCTGTGATGAAGCTACTATGACGATATGCTTGACCTTTGGGTCTGTAAAGCTGTCAAGCGGCTCTTTCATATATGGCGTTCTACTGGTGCGCCATTGACCGACTTCGGCCGAGCTTTCTGCTGATAGTCGCCTGTTGCGGTCAGCCCATTCCGATACGGTCATACGCTCCGGGGGGTTGAATCCGGCTATAGCTTTGGAAATAGCGGCGTTCAGGCGCTTATCTCTGCTGTCGCGGCTTTCGGGCTTAGGCTTGTTCGCTTTCATCCTCGTCCGCCTCCAGACTATCTTTCCGCAGCCGTTGTCGTACTCGCTCCTCATACTTTTTGCTGTCATACTTGTACGTTGAGAGTGTTTCCATAACGGCGTAGACTTCATCTTGGATTTTTGCGGACAACTCTGCCTGGTCTGTTATGCCGACAAGGTCGGTAGACAGGCGCCCAACAAGAGCCAACAGCGCGCTGCGTATCGTATAAACCAAATCCTCGGTCACAGCGGCAACGTCCTCGGAGCGGTGCATTTTGCCTTGCAGTTCCTTGGCGTTTAATCCTGCCACTATCGCTTTAGATGTTCTGAGTGACACGTCAGCTTTCAGTTTATTAAGTTCTATCTCCTTTTGTTCGGGATTGTCAGAAGATTTATCCTCAATGGACTTGATGTAGGCTGACAGGCTCTCAGACAGGTTATATAAAGCGCCGTGCGCTGTCTTGCTTTTATTAAGGGTACCTTGTGATGTCAGCTGACCCACCCATTGATTGGATTTGCCGAGAATGGCGCAAACATCTGCTGTCTTGACATAGATAGGAGTACCGGCTTGAAGCACATAAACCGCGCCGTTCTCCACAACTGCTGTTTTCTTGTCCATGCTGATACTCCTTTCTTGGTTGGGATAGCTGGATTCGAACCAGCGAGATGAGGGAGTCAAAGGCCCTTGCCTTACCGCTTGGCGATATCCCAGTAATTTGCCCCCTGTTTTCCAAAAGAGCAGGGGGCATTTTTTCAATTAAAGTCCGAAAAATCGAGTTTACTAACTAGGCGTGATTTGGGGTCGACGCGCCCTCACCTCAACCCACCCCCGCGCCACAGTACCTTGATCCACACCTTGTGCCATGTTGAAAACTCCTTTGAAATGTTGAAAACTTCCATTACAGCTTTGTAAGCAGTTCAGCCTTGCTGTAAGTAGCTTTGTTGGCCATCATTCTGAGGAAGTCGTCCTTGGAGAAATCAGACAAGCGGAATACCTCTTCTGCTTTCATCCCCAGTTGCTTGCTGATTTCATCAACGGACTTGCCATCATCAAGCAGCCGCTTGACAATTGCTTTCATAGGTTCGAGAAGGTGTGTTCCTCTTGCGCGGTTATGTGTTACTGTGCCGTAGATGTCTTCGTCCTTGTCCTTATGCTCGACTACCACCACCGGCACCTTACCACCAAGGATAGACAGGAGGGGTTCTTCACCTGATACCGTCCATCTGTGGAATCCGTCGATGATAGTGTAATCAGGTCTTACCACGATAGGGAGTGTCCAACCGTTAGTAAGGATTGATTGAGTGAGCAGCTTAAGGTTTTCACGGCTTACCTTATTGGGGTTGTAATCATTGGGCTTGAGCTTATCCCTGTCTACCCATGCAAGCGTACTGAGCGGCGCGAACACATTAGCGTTTTCCATTGCATTCACCCCCTTCATGCTGAGAATGTTTGCAATGGTCTGCATATGCACAGAACACATCTTGATATATCGCGCGCATAGTACGCAGCTTAGGGTCACCTGCAAGAAGCGCCTCGTACATCTTACGATAATCACGAGGTCGTGCCATGTTGTCAACCTTAATCATCATTCTGCGGTATTGTTCCGCAACGTGGCGCTGATGATCGGTGTGGAAGTACTTGCCCGGTTCTTTCACCAGCATATTCCACAACGCCGCTCGGTAATCTATATCTTCCTTTTTTTCGAGGGCTTTTCTGTTTCGCGAACGTCGGCCAAACATCTCACTATCCCAGTATAGCGCAGCGAGATATGCGTTTGGTTCGCGCCGAATGACCCTTTCCATAAGATTGGGGTAATATTCGTTCATCTTCACAAGGCAGCTGGCAGTATCGCTTGAAAAGAACTGCGATACTCTTAACTGTCCTTTGCCTATTCCGGCTTGCCACATATACAGATAAATGACCGGAATGTCGACGTGCTGCTCTTTGAGATAGAGCCACACGTCCGATGTTTTCCAGTCATATATGGGATATATCATTCTGTTGCCGGTTATGCCTTTGCCGCCGAGCGACATCGCAGCCATGTACTGTAACCGCTGTATTGACTCCGAAGCTCTTACGCCGGTCAGCATTATTCCGTCCTTGGTGACGCGTGGAAGAAATGATTGGTAGTTATCTTCACGCGGTCGGAGCAATGAGCTTGACCTTATCGCCCATGCAGGCGGCTGTCTTACCCAAACGGACTGCTTTGTGCTATCCCAGCATATAAAGCTTTCATCGGCTGTAAGCTGATTAAAGCAAGAAAAATGTCTTACCTCTAGGCAATACCAACGAAAGCGCGCGCCAACCATGAGAAATTTCTTTCGCCATGTCTTGACTACTTCCTCGATGCAGGGGAATATCGCTTCTTCGTCGATGAAGATGACAACAAGTTGCTTGGCGCTTATCTCTCCTGCCGTAATCATCGACAGAACAAGGTGCGCCAGACACAAGCTGTCTTTGCCGCCGGAAAAAGACATATATACCGTCAATCCATTTGAAAAGACATTCTTAATACGCTTCTTCGCAGCGGTAACGACATCAATGTCGGATTGTACTCTTTTTACAGCCATATCTTCGCCCCACAATCCGGGCAAATAACGAACCTGTTATTTTCGATTTCTGCCGATGTAGTCGAAGTTGTAGCTGTGTCCTGTGCCGGCGCCGCTTCTGTTGAGGAAGCTGCGACAGGCGCAGGGGACGGAGCAGGTTGTTCATTGACTGTTGCTGTGCGTATTGTTTCGGCTTCATCGCCGTCAACAACGCCGTACTCTGACAACATCTCTGTTGTTTCGGCCGCGTCCATTACAAGAGAATTCAAGAGATCGTCCGTGTAGCCGGGTATATCAAAGTCACCGTCAAGCTCTCTGATAAGCTGATCGAACACGTTGAGGTCATCAGAGCCGAGGTCAAAGATACGATTGTCAGCAAGCATGAGCTTTTTCTTGTCGTTCTCCGACAGCCCTATTTTCCGGCAGCAGTCCGCTTCTTTCCAACCTAATTGAGATATGGCTATGAATAAGCCATTGCCAATAAGAATGTTGTTCTTTTCGTCAATGACTATCGCTTTGGTCTGACCGAACTTTTCGAGTGATCTCTTATATTCGTTAATCTGCTCCGGCGGGTGCATTCGCACGTTTCTTTCTGCCGGCTTCAGGTCAACGAGTTTGACTTTTTCAATCTTCACGCTTTACACCCCCTTTCTCAAGGAAGCGCTTGGCGCTTTCGATTTTCTCAGCTGCGGCGGTCACAATCGAAGGGTCGATGTCGTAGACTTCCTGCCAGCCGTTTTCCGTGCTGCCAGTCCACTGACGTGCAGGCCAGGGGTGAGTACCGCACAGATATCCATTCTTCCAGCCGTAAATGGGCGGAAGTGGGATTTCATTGTAATATATAAAAGCAAGGACCTGCTCATGTGTCCAGTCCGCTATCGGACTAAACCTTGTCACGCCCTTGCTGTCGGTGTATATGTTGCCGCCTTTGCCGGTGTAATTTCCATCGGCGCGACGTCTACCGAGCAATATCATGTCCAGTTCGTTTCGCAGGAAGTATTCACGCTGCGCCTTGTGCTGAACGATAGAGAACCAATGCCCGGCGATTGAACTGTCCTGCGGAAAAAGCATTTTCTCATGCTTTGCCAGCCAGTCCAGATCTAAACCTACATTGATTATTTCGCAGCTCTGAGGTTTGTTTTCTTCTATCCATTGCATGAACGCCGGATATTCGAGGTTACACACGCCGATAAGGGAATTATTAACCCCTGCGGCTTCACAGAGTTTGCCGAGCACTATGCTGTCTTTGCCGGCACTCCACGCATAGGCGGCTTTCTTGCCCTTGACAGCTTTCTTGATGTCGGCTATTGTCTGTTTGGCAAGCTTATCTATTTCTGTGCGGCTTACGGTATCGCCTATCGTTCTGACAGCTTCAAGCCATGCTTCGTTTTTGATGTTCTGCTTACGCCCTAGCATTTCTTTACCGCCTCCTTTCCGGAAACGATAAGAGCCACTATGCCGCTCAGTAGCACGGTCACAAGACTTCCAAGTGTCTTACACACGGAATCACCTGTGATGTTGCCATACGCGAATATTGGCAGCCCTATGACGAAAGACGATAGAATGCCGAAAAATACTCCGTTCGCTGACAGTTTCTTTCCCATAAGTGTCATAGCCGTAGGAAGAAGTGTCGTTGCACGGAGCGTACAATAGAACAGAAACAGATGCGTGACTGATAAACCGGGAATGTTCGCTATACCTATACCAAGCAGCAGAAGCACAAGCATGCTCCCTTTTGCCGCCTTAACTCCACCGCCGAAATCGGAGGTAAGGGAAGCGGCAGCGCAAAGGTTACTGTCTACTGTTGAGAGCAGGCCGGAAATCACCATGAACAGAAACAGCAACATTGTCCATTCCGGGAACATATTTGTGATAAGTTCGAAATTGACAAGCCCACTGTCGGTCGCCTGATATCCAGAACCGGCAGCCACAAAGCCAAGCAGCCCCATTGAAAGGGGAATAACTGCGAACAGCGCCGCTCCTATGGCAAAACTTCTGCCTATTCTGTCTTTGCGCGTTGAAAATGCACGCTGCCAGAAGCATTGGTCGCCAAATGGTCCCGCAATCAGTCCTATCGCCGTAGGTATGCCGAATGAAAGAAGCACGCTTATTCCATTGCTATCGAAAAGGCGTGTGAAATCGCCGCTGTACCCACCTAAGCCTTTGATAAGGTTATCTACTCCGCCATCTCTTAAAAGCGCCCATGGCACGAATACAGCGCAAGCAGCGAGCATTAAGATGATTTGGAGCGCATCGGTCAGGATAGAAGCCTTTATACCGGAAAACTGCGAGTAAGAGTAAGCTATGGCAGCAAGGATAAAAGTCATCAGCCAGAAGGGAATACCGGTTATTGCCGCAAGTATCTTTCCGCCTGCGAGAAGCTGAACGCCTGTAGAAAGCACCGACAGCAACGAAAGCTGACCAATATAGATACCATGTACTTTCTTGGAACGGTAGGTCTTGGCCATAAAGTCCGAAAGCGTGATACCCTGCGGCATACGCTCTCTTATTCGCTTTGCAAATGGGATAAAAAGAAGTAAGCAAAGGATATTCGGAACGAGAAACCAGAAAAGCCCTGGAATACCATTCGTATATGCCTTCTCTGCGCTGGTGAACAGCGCCGGCGCCCATATCCATGTAGCAGCTATACTCATACCTGCCTGGATAGCGCCAATGTGACGATCCGCCACATGGAAGTTTTCTGCGTTCGTTGACTTTCTTGACAAGAGGAACGTAACGCCGAGCATTAAAGCCGCATATGCGACTATTGCGATAACACCGTACATAGCATTATCCTCCTTTTATAATTTTGTTGCCGGATTATTCTGTTGGCGACAGAAGCCCTCGGCAGACCGCATATAAAGGAGAAAATTGCGGTCGAAGCCCTCCTTTCCATAAAAATCACCGCCTGCGGAATTGCTCCGCAGGCGGTGTGCTTGATTAGGATTTCACGCTTACAGTATATCACATAGCACTGTGACATGTGTGACATTCGGGACAACTTTCAGCAATGATTCTCTGCTGGTGGCTTGAGCAGGTCGTTAAGCGTTAGCCCAAGCGCCTGCGCTATAGCTATTGCATTGGAAACAAGACAGTCGCCCCGTTTCTCTATGTCTTGAATGGTGCGGCGGGATAGTCCTGTCAGCTCTACCATTTTAGGCACCGAGATACCAGCCTTTACACGATGCTCTTTGATATACAGATACATGATTGCTCCTTACTTAACAAAGAAAAACCAAACTAAGAATACTATAGCCACAATGGACATGAGGATACTAGCAATGTGCCATGCCAGTTTAAGACCTAATTTACTTTTTTCGCTCATACTCTTGACCTCCTTGTAAATTTGTGATATAATACTCTTGCCGGGGCTTTCGCCCCGGTAGAGCGGAACGTTTATAAGAACGTTCCCTTGAAGATGGCCCAGATGGTTCCAACCGTGATCAAGATTTTAACCACTTGGGTTAAGAGCTTGTCGAGCTGTTCTAGCAGCTTGATGTTGTTGCTGTTCTCAGCGGCAACGTTTAATATCTTATCACATTGTTTTCGCTTTGTCAACAACTTTTTTAAATTTCTTTTTGAATCTTTTCAGATTCGCTTTGCCGTTTTCAACAGCGTGTTATATCTTACCAGATGTTCACGTGCTTGTCAACAGCTTTTTACAAAATAATTGAAAAAAATACAGATTTTATTAAAAGAAATGGCCGCCACGTTCATAGAGCGCAGCGGCTTTCATTTATTCGTTTTCTGAGCGGTTTATGTAACGGTAACATAGCTTTTTCACGCTGTATTCGGTGTTGTTTCCGCCTAATTCATCGGCTATTTCCTGCCATCGTTTATTGTCCACGAACCGCCGCAGGATAATGAACTGTACAAGGTCATCGTCTATATGTGATATCCATGTACTAATATCGTTAAGCTGTGATTTAATCTCAGCACGCCGGTCCTTAGCCGCGATGATCTCTATCATCAGCTCCTCAGTGCTGTTTCTTGGGGTAGGGTTACGTGGAATGCCGCTTGTATCAATTTCGCTGTGCCTTACAAGCCTTGCTTCCAGTCTGGCTATCTTTTCGTCCTGAATCTTCAGCAAGCCATTCTTGCCCGCAAATGACTTTAACTCTTTCAGCGTCATTCCCTTATCCCCCTTTTATTCACAGCAGACCTTTAGACATCGCGTAATTGATTATCTTTGTCGCGTTGCCACCTTTGATACCGGGGCATTCTCCTCTTACCAGTCCGTCAATAAGAGTCTTCACCGGATTATCTTCGGTTTTTTTGTTGCCTTCTTTGGCTTCCTTGAAAGCTGTTACAAGCTGCACATCGGTCATTTTGCGTAGCCGTGTCGCTTCCTTGTGTATTGCCTTTTCTTCGGCAGTTCCTGTTGTGTTCTTGCTCATTGTTACCTCCGTTTTTTCTTCTTCGTTGGTTTCGGCTTCCTAAGTGTCACATTCTTTTCGTAGTCCGAATATCCGCTGCTTTCAAAGCAAAGAAATTCACCGCGAAAGGTTCCGGGAACACATTCGGCTGCGTGAATGCAGCGGTCTGATTTCGGGCATGGGGTAGGTTTAATCACTCCAAATCCTCCTCTCTAACGGCTGATAATTCTATCAGTTCGTAGTCATGCAAGGTAATTTGTCGCGGGTCATCACCGCACCACCAGCGCATTACGTCCTCACCAGTTTGCCATGTTCCGTCATCACGAAATTTGCCCTTTTCCTTACTGATTTCAATCATTCTGTCAAAAGCCTGAACATATATCTGACGGTATTTCGGGAATCGCGTGAATTCTCTTTTCATCTGCTTGCCGCCTGACAGGGGACAGCCGATACAGCCCACTCTACAAGCTCCTTCTTCATATAGCGGATTAGTAGTTACATTGTAGTACCTCAGGAACTCCCAAACATCGTTGTCAGACCAGTCAACGATTGGATTCAACGATGTATGAGCGGCACTTTTACGGTAGCAGGCTTCAACCAAATCGCGCGTCGCGCAGTCATCGCCGTGCATTGCTATTCCGTCTTTAGTAACCCGATAGGCACAATCGAGCTTTTCGGCCATGACTTTAATTGCTTCCTGCTTGCCGCCGATTACCGATATTAGGTCGTATCGCTCGGCACGCTTAGGGCTTTCAGCTTTACGAACTCCCATCACCTTAAACCGCCCCTCGCCGCCGTGCTCCTTAAGGTACTCACAACAGTATCGGGTAAGTCTGGTCGGCGGGAATCCCTTTAGCACTATCAGCTGCCACATGGTAAGTTTGGGGTAGTGGATAATAACGTCCGGTATGCTACGAACGTGGTAGACAGTTTCTGGCGCGTCAGCTGTCGTGTGGTTGTGGTGGAGCTCATATTTTACTCCAGCAAGTTCGCATAATGCTCGTATTGTATCGCTGTCTTTTCCACCAGAATAGCAGACATAATAGCCATCTTCTCCTGCGGCGCCTTCCATACCACGCAGATACTTGATTGCTACTTTAACCTTTTCGGCCAGTTCACTCATCTGCATTCCTTTCATTTGGAGCTTTCTCCGCATCGTCTTTGGTTCGAAATATGGTTTTACCAACATCGCCAACTGAAAATTCTGTAAAGCAGCCGCATATCCATTTGGTTTTGCCGCGAACATCGCTTCTGTAGCCTGTAATCTTGACAGCCATAGGTTCAGCCATTAACAGCTTATCATACCAGTAGACAACATTGCCTATTTTGAATGGCATGACTATCACGCCGTGATTTTCCATGTACTTAACCGACAGCTCCAGATCGAATTTGCCGTTGATGATTTCTTCAAGGAGCTTCGTCAGCGCCTTTCTGCTGTTCATCATATCTTTTTTCCTCCGTGCTTGTACGACCGCGTTTTGTTGAATGTGCTCTTTTCTACAAGCATACCGCCGATGTCTATACGGTAATGAGCGCACATATCCAGGATACGGAGTATAACATCAGCCAGTTCAGAGGGAATGCCCTCCGGCTTGTCGTCATCGCCGTAATACGTTTCTTTCATATCGTGACCGGCGCGGTACTGTTCCAATGCTTCTGACAGCTCTGCGTGGCAAAGCGCAATGAGTTCGCCAAAATTACGCTCGACTTCAAAGGCGCCGCCCTCTTCCCACCAGCCATGCTCTATAGCGTTCTGATGAACCTCTGCTGCGAAGCAGTTTATCACCAAGCGTAAAGTATCGCTATCTACCATTAGTTTTATCCTCCCTTTCTTTCCTGTGCCGCCGAACTTCGGCGATTATATCAAAAAGTTCTTTGCCCATGCCCGATAAGAGTGGCATGAGCGTAAGTATAGATATCGCACTGAGCTGCGCGAAAGTAAGCTTATCCATTTTCCTGTCCTCCTTTCAGCCTTGTTCCCCTGCAACAGCATACGTCCTCAAATTTAGGAAGAATGAGTTTTCCACTGACCTGACAATACAGAACGCCTCTTACCCGCTCTGATTTCTCGCAGTTTCGGCAGCTTGTGTCGTTCTTGGCGATTTCAAGAGGTGTTTTTCTTCTGCTTGATTTCTGCCTGGAGCATTTGTCCGTGGAGCTGTCATAATCACAACCTCCAGCGATGTCGTTGTCCGAGTGGGTACATTCATCGCACAACATGAGCCGCTTTCCACAGTAGGGACAATATGCCTGATAGCCATACATTTCAACATCCCAATTCATTGTGACTTCATTTTCGCAATGTGGACACATTTCTGTTATCTGATAGTTATTCATTCCGCACCTCCAGGAAATGTTCTAAGCATATCCGCAAATTTCGCCGATCTTTTCCCAACTCTCGCCGTGATTACCGTATCGGTATATAGCGCCATCCAATGGTGACTCTTTAATAACCATTAAATTGCCGTAGACATAACCACACCCGAGCGCACGATGAAAGCACTCGTCCAGCGTAATACCGCCCTCATTGCAGCACGTGAACCTTTTCCCGGTGATTTCTCCATACTCGTCCGGATCCTCCCAGAATATATAGATGATATCGTCGAAACCTCCTATTATTTCACTTTTGCTTATTCGGTAAGGCATACAAGGGCTTGCAGCATTGCCTTTCGGTTTTAACTTGATTGCTTTTTCACGTTCAATGTCGCCATACTTTTCAAACCAGAACCGTACGACCGGATCTTCCGGATTATTTATCAGCCCGAATTTGGCGATGTTTCTGTAAGTGGCGCTATCTCTCATAAGCACATTCGGAGCCTGCTCGATTACTGCCCGGAATTTCTCAACGTCAAACGTGGACTTGTAATGATTACAAGCACGGCACGCTGGATAGAGATTAGAGATATCGTCTGCGCCGCCGAGGTGCAGCGGGACCACATGATCTGCCTGCATATCCTTGATAGTGATTTCGCAGCCACAGTAAGCACAGCGACCGCCGAATTTCTCATAGATCTGCTGGCGTTCGGCAGCAGTAAGTTTTCTACGCTCATTCATTCCCGCTCACCTCCATTGCGTTTCAAGGCTTTTTGAACAGCCACAGACACGGTGTTGTTCATAACGCTACCGAGATATTTATCGCAACTTCTGCAATATGCTTTCCCATGGTAAGATTTGTCCTTGTAATTCAGCCCATCATATAGGGCGTCATTATCTGCCTCTGTACCGTCAAAACACTCGTTATAACGTAACACGCCATATACGTATTCTTTTGTGTAATATTCCTCGCAGCCACAAAACGGGCACTCGGTCAAGTCCGAAAACTTCATTTTCCTATCACCTCCACATAGCACCACGACTGCGGCGGCTTTGATATCTCGCAATCTTCCCATTCACAATAAGCTGGTTCTTCCAAGCTACTTGTGCAATAATACTTACAATTCTCGCAATTGTGCGAGCACGGCTTTTCAAAAAGGCTCAATTCTTTCGGCTTTTCGTAAATTTTCAGATTGGAGATATGCCAGCCCCAAAACGTCTTGCAGAATCCCTCGCCGATGTACGCCTTAACATCATCGAACGTCATGCAGCACGAACGGCAGAAATCACAATCATTGGGATTGTCTGCTTCGTTTGAGGTAAGCACTTTGAAATCTCTGCGGTCATCGTCATCGGGGAAATCGGCATCGCGAAATATTTCTCTGATGTCCTGGTAAAAGTCATCAGTTTTGCAAAACTCGGCTTCGTACTCGGAAATACTGTCGCAGGTGAATTCACCGATGACTTTCTGTTCGTTGCCGTTTGAATACGGCGATAATGTTTTAATGAATACCGGCTTTCCGTGATAGATTGTGCCGTAATCATTATCGCCATCTTTCATTACATAAATCAACGTGTCTTTGCTCTTAGACTGATATATGTAACACTTGAACGGCGTTTCAATTTTCGGCCTTGTCTTGCGTACCTCAATAGTTTTCTTGCCGCTTGCGATAAGCCCGCACCATCGGGGCTGTATGCTTAAAAGCACTGCTTTTTCATTCATTTTTTACCGCCCTTTCAATTATTGACCCAGACCACGATAACCTTTTTCCAGTAAGGCTCATACTTCTCCAGTTCATGTTCAAATTCCTCGTCAGACAGATCACAAAGGAAGTCGCCCAATTCCTCCCGAAAATCGTCACGGTCGTAGAATGCCTTGCCATCGCCAATAGGCAGCTCGCAGTCAAGCACCTCTCCTATGGTGCATTTAACCTGCGTGCAGTACACATACTGATAATCGCCGGTGTTTGTTTCATCACCTACCAGGACAACAATCGGCAGTTCTGGATTTTCGGTAATGAACTTTCGCAGCTCTGAGCAGTCATGCAGCATGTCAAGATAATTACTCATTTCATCGCCTCCTATTCGATCCAAATTCTTTCGGGAAGCGCCGATATCAGCTTGTCAAACCTTTTTCGGCTTCAGAGTTATAGCTATCTCTGTACCGCTGAACATCTTCATACGCTTCCTCTATACCCTTGATAGCTTCTAAGTACGCACCATTACCCTTATTCAGGACATCAAGTGCTGATTTCAGATAATCATACCTGTATCTAATGGAAAGGAATGCTGATATAACGCCAAAGCATTGACTTGCCGTGCTGATAATTTCCTCCTTTGTCAGCCGCATGAGTTTCTTTTGGCTTTCCGTCTTTGCTAAACAAGAATCATACCCGCAAAGCGCGTAATAATCATCTTCGTAGCAGTCGAACCCAAGTAGCGTAACGGAGCTGTCGGCTATCCTGGAAAAGAATGTGTCGAAATATTCCGTCACATATTCATCATTCAAGATATTCTGAAGCCGTTCGCAGTCGCCGGACAGGTCAGAGAACATCATACGGAATTCGTATGCTTCCTCTTCGTCGCCATCGCAGGCTTCAATAAGCACCTCGTCGTTGTCCACAGCGTATCGTGCGTTCTCACATTCGGAGCCTATTTCATACAGTTCGTCATTTATTTCGTTGATGTTAAGACCTGCTGCGATTGACTTTTTGTACCGAAGATTTTTGGATTTTAAGCGTCGTTCCTCGGCAGTGGATTTCTTGATTCTGTTGCTTTCCGACGTTTGAGGATTGAAAATACTGGCCGATGTAAAAAACTCCACACTTTTTAACAAGCCGTTCGCCAATTCTTCGGTAGATATACCACCTGTTTCCGTCATGCCACGTCTACACCTCTTTTTCTTTCCCTTGTAGTGCTTGTTCCTGCCATGTGTTAGTCCTCCATTCCCGGCGTATCGAGGTCATAAAAAGTGACCTGTCCTCCAACATTCATGCACGTAGTTTCTTCAGCTTTCTCAACGTTCGCCACCATCTGGCGGTAATAGCTCTCTTTCAGTTCGCAGGCTATTGCACGCCTGCCGAGCGTCCTTGCTACATACGGTACGCTGCCGATACCGCCAAACGGTTCAAGCACGATATCCCCGGGATTCGTCCAGAGTTCAATGCAGCGGCGGATAACCTCAAGCTGCAAGGGGCATATATGCCGTTCGTCCTTTTCCTCCCGGGCTGAATTCTTCTGGAGCGTGTCGGACTGCCGGATATCCATCCATACCGGGCTTGCGTACTGCTGCCAGATGTCGCAGGGGAAACTCTCGTCTGTATGGGTCACGCGCTCCGGATTATCGCCAGGTTTCCTCATCGTGAGTATGTAATCGGGAATTCCCTGGCGGTTCATCGTGCTGTCTTTCTTTATCTGCTTGTGGAGCAGCCCGAGCGCTTTTGTGCGCTGCATTTCCGTGACCGGGTTCTTCCATATCGTCACGCGGCTGTGATAGATGAATCCGCAGTCCTCGAACACCTGACGAAGGATCGCCGGGAAGTCTTTCAGCCCGATAACGCCGTCGCGTTCTTTCATCTTCGGGAGATCCATGCAGTGGAACGACAACAGCCGCCCCGGCATAGTCACGCGGTAAAGTTCAGCCGCGAGGTATTTAAAATGCTCGTAGAATTCCTCGTCGTTCTTGCAGTTGCCCATATCCCGGTCGCTGTTGGAGTAGGTGTAAAGGCTTGCGAACGGCGGCGAAAATATCGTGTAATGCACGGAATTGTCCGGCAGTCCCTTGATTATCTCGCAGCTGTCGCCGTGATACAGCGCGTATTTCTCTCCGATGGTCTGGTTTATTACGTCAGGCATAGTGTTTCATTTCCTCCCATTCAGGCAGCCGCATTGCCTTGTGCGGCTCGTATTCTGTGGATATTCTCACCGTAGCAGTGAGTTCCCGGCGGGTGATATCCTTTGTGAGTTCTATGAGGTGTTCCTTCATCTGCTCGTTGTCGCGCTGCTTGCGCTCGATATTTTCCTTGACTGCGCCCTCCCGCGCCGAAATAATGATGTACACATCAACATCGGACTTCTGCCCGAATCTCCAGCAGCGGCGTACAGCCTGATAATAAGCTTCGAAGCTGTCCGAAAGCCCCACGAATACGACTTTGTGGCAGTTCTGCCAGTTCATGCCGTAGCCTGCGATTTTCGGCTTTGTGACAAGGCATTTCAGATTTCCGGCGGCAAAATCAAGCATGGATTTCATCTTGAAATCCGGGGTGTCTGAGCCCTGCACATTCACGCTGCCGGGTATCAGCCGGTGAAGCTCGTCCGCTTCGGCGTTGAGGTCGCACCAGCACAGCCAGCTATCATCAGAGCCATTGACAAGTTCAGCCGCAGCCTTGCAGCGTTCCGCGAGAGAATCCCTGCGGGCTTCGCGGCGTTCTGTCAGCGACAGTGCTACGTTTTCGGCATGTTCGCCGTCAACGACGATTTCATGCACGCTGAGCTTCGGCAGGTCGTAGCCCTCGCACTTATAGCCGAGTTTCTTTGGGTCGTCAATGACCACACACCAGCTTGAAAGCCAGCGCCAGAAAAGGTCGGCAGCATGCCCTTTGAGCCGCCATTTCGAGGTTTCGCCGCCGTCGTGTACGAAGTACATTGCAAGCATTTCCGCGCGTGTCATTACACCGAGAAATTCCGAGTGGTTACCGAGTTCCATGTAGTCGTTCGGAGCTGGAGTGGCGGTGCAGGCGAGCTTGTAGGGCGTTCCGCTGAACATTCCGATTATCTGGTTGCGTATCTTTCCGGAAAAGCTCTTGATAATGCTGCTTTCGTCCAGAACTATCGCTTTGAACTCGGAAGCTACGAACTTATCCAGCTTTTCGTAATTTGTGATGTTCACGGAATCGGCTGTCACATCATCCTGTGACGCACAAATCCGTACTTTAACTCCGAACTTTTCGCCCTCGCGCTGGGTCTGCGCCGATACAGCCAGCGGCGCTACTATCAGGACTTTGCCGCCTGTTCTGCGGCGTATCTGTTCAGCCCATTCGAGCTGCATTGCGGTCTTTCCGTCGCCGCAGTCCGCGAATATCGCCGCCCTGCCTTTTGCCAGCGCCCACCTTACAATGTCACGCTGAAAGTCGAAAAGCATGGGGTTGAGCTCTTCCACGGGGACGGTTATTCCGGAAGATGTTGTTGTTATCGCCTTGTTTGCGATAAAATTTTCATAGGTCATTGGCCATCTCCTGTTTCCGTCAGAACGGATAGTCGCTATTGCTTTCTCTGTGTCCTCACGCTTAATGTAATGATCCATTTTTGCCACCTCCGACATATCCGAGCTGCCTGAGAACCTGGTCAAAACTGTAAACCCACAGATACACGCGCGTATCAATGCGCTCTCCACAATGGTAGAGCCATTCCCAGCAATCGCGGTCATAGTCCTCAATCAATTCAACAAGCTTTGCTGTCGGACGATATATCCTACCATCACAGCTTCGAGTCACCTCTTCCTTGATTCTTTCCCAGAAATCCTCTTCGTCATCATAATCAACGCCTGAAACGATTTCTATATCGCGATCTTCGAAGAGTTCCTTAATGTCGGATAATACATCCTCCTCATCGTAGGTGTACTTATCAGACGACGCCTGGAACTTGCTGATGAAATATCCAACATCGTGACGTATGTACGAATTGAGCTGTGTTGGGGTAAGCGTGTTATGCCAAGCGGCTATGCAAGCGCCAAGATCACCGCTGATAATCAAGGTACCATTTTTCTTATCAAGGGCGAAGTTAACATAGTAGTTGCTACTGCCGTCGGCTCTGCGCCAGTCGACCATGAAGTAGCGGTCGGTGTCTTCTATCAGCTTCGCCTTGTGCGTTGCGAACTGCTTCACACAGCGTTCATACTCAATCTTGGTCTGTTCAATACTCATATCTGTTTTCTCCTCCCAGTCAAGCGCTAGCCCGCAGAGCTGGCAACTTTGAACTTCGTGACCGTTTCTGTACCGGCTAACAAGGTTCCCGCATAAGGGGCATGAGCCATGCCCCTTGTCGGTTACCGCAAGCGGTCTTCTGCCTTTGTCAGATTCCGAACTTGCATTATTTCTCATCAGTCTTTCTCCTCGGAAGAATTACGCCGTTCTTCTTCGCCATGTCGACAGCGCGGTTATAGATTTCATCACTGATGGCCGACAGCTTACCCGACTTCTCCTTTACGATAAGGTCTTCGGAGTCAATTACTCCAGCGCGCTTAAACGCATTAAAGGTGCGAACGTCAGTAAGGAACTTATCAAGCGGCACCGGTGTATCTTTTTCCACCTCGAGTTTATAAACCATGTTGTCGGGATTCTGGAGCGGCGATGTGCCATTTTTTAATTCCTTTTCGCCGTCAGAAATCTGATATCCGAGTTTTTCAAGATTGTCGTAAATCTTGTCAAGATCTTCATTGGGATCAAAATAGCTTCCATTTGTCAGCCATGTGTTAAGGTAGCCCCCTTGGGGACCGTCATCAAGTGTGAGGTAGAACAGATACAGAATAAGCAGTTCCGGATTGGTTTCAGCCAGTTTGTCTATTGCTGCGCTCATATCATCAGCTGAACCCTCATAATCCTTAGCCGGCATTCCGAGAAGCAGCCGCATATCACCGTCCGTACCATAGTCGAGTATAGCATAGCTCTTAGCAAACAGGGCTACAATAACCTTGAGATTCTTCTTGGCAGCAGCCTTGCCGTAATTTTTTATGAAGTCGAAGCGAAGCTGCCAAACGTTATGATTTGTCTTTTTCATCATATCGCTTTTCAGATTCATGATTGCTCTTTCTTTCGCCGCTTTCTCTTCTCTTTCATCAGACGAGGTTCCGTCTGCTGCCAGATAAACGAGTGATATAGAGCCATAATAGTCACAGTAATACGGCGTCATGCTATCCTTTTTGCAGAGGTCAACATATTTGTTGACAGCCTCCTTAAGTTTTTTTGTCAGACCGTCCATAATACCAAAAGATTCATATTTATAGCCAAATACACTTTTGGGGCAAGGCTCGCAGCCCTTTTCCTGGAGATAATCCATGACAGCCTGGTGCTTCTTGTCGTATTCCTGCGCATCAAGTGCGCTTTTGAGTTTGAATGAGAAATTAGGTGTCCCGACAAATTCAAGGAGTTCATTTCTCTTCTCAATGCTTTCGATTTTGTTCAGCTTGTCAACGTCCTCAAGGGAGAACTGTGCGCCCTCAAATTTTTTCAGCTTATCATGGTCAAGTTCCATGAGCTTTACGCGGCGGCGAACCGTGGACTGTGAGAAACCGGTCTTTTCAGCGATATCTGCTACGCTGTCGCCGAAGTCCAACATCATCTGGAAGCCAAACGCCTGCTCGATAACGGTCAGGTCTTCACGCTGCATATTTTCAAGTAACATGGTCTGAACCTGCTCGGACTTGGACATTCTTGCGATAATGCACGGCAGCGTTTCAAGTCCGGCTGCTTTGGCTGCTTCTAACCGCCTGTTGCCGATTACAACGAGATACCCCATATCGGCCTGCTGCTTAGGATCGTCGCAGCCAACACCGGTAGTGTCGAACCAGAACGGTACAACCGTCAGGTTCTGGAGAATTCCGTTTGCCTTAATGCTTGCCGTAAGCTCTGACAGGTCACCGTAATTCTGACCGCGCGGGTTTGCATGATGGTGGTGAAGCAGCTTCACCGGGATATTGACTATTTCACCGGTTACTTCCTCTGTGTAAACGAATTTTTCAGTTGACATGATTTGCTCCTTCTATGTCAGTTGGTTATGTATTGCCGGGATTGACAACACATTCTGTTACTTCGATCTCCGTCCTCGGAGCATCGCTGTAAAACTTTTCTACGATGGCAGCACATATGCACTTGTCATCATCGTACGCCACGCCGTTGAGGGCGTCCGCTACCAGCTTGCCGATATTGTCCCAATCGGGCTTCACAGTCGGGCGTATTGTGCCCTCTAGCATGAGTTTGCGCTTTGCCTTGGTTGCACCCTTGGGAATGCTCATGTACGCCCTGACGGTGATTTTCAGCGGTACTCCAGGCTCAAACTTCGTCTGTCCATACTGCATTCTGTATATCATAGCGACAAGGGCTTCATGATTGGTCGTTTCTTTCGGGGTATAGGTGGTATTGGTGTAACGGTTATGTCTGGGACGCTGCTTGCCAAATGGAGCTCCGCCCACCGTAAATTTAACGGTCATTCTTGCCGCTCCTGTTCTTGCGCTTCCGGGGCGCCGGCATGAACATGCTCCTTACGCACCACACAAGCACCATACACAAAACAGCCATGAGGATATCTCTGCCGTTGATACGGTAGGTTGTCCACCCGATAGAGTATGCTGCCATCGTTCTTAAGAACAGCCCGATGATAGCAGCTATCGCATATTCTATGTACTTCACTTCTTAGCACTTCCTTTCAGTCCTGATATTGCTTTCTGATTTCGTCCATGAGGTCATCTAAATCGAATGATGAATTAGGGTCACGCGGTGCTTTGTAATCATCGTAGTTGCCTTCGAGGGTTTTGGTGAAGTGGTCGCTTTTCATCAGCCAGTTAAACTGTATGATCCAGTTCTTCTTGTTGTCGCCCTTGAGAAATCTACTAGCTTCTACTTTCCGGAAAACTTCCTCGAACTTATCCAGTGAGGGGTATTCATTCCAGCGCTCCTGCACCAGCTTTCGGCGCTCGCACTGAATGTTATCGACATGAGGTAAGCTGACGCAGATATCATTCCACAGCTTTTGAATCTCTTCAAATGGACAGGGAATGGAGGCGGTTGGCGGTGCTGCTTCAGCAGCCACCTCCACCTCTCTACTATCTGTATCTTTATATCTAGACTCTTTACCTCTTATCTCTGGGTGGAAATTTTCCACCTGACTTTCCACCTTGTTTCCGCTGTCAAGTGGCTGTTTTTCTCCGGAATTGAGCTTCTGATTTCGTTTCTGCTGTGCCCAATTGGTTTCGCTTCCAACAAGATTGTTGTGATCAGCAAGTACAAGAACTCCGTCCATATCCTCGTATATTAGTCCGAACTTCTTGTATAGTTCCATTGCTACACGTACAGTGTCGGTAGTAAACCACTTTGTGTCACGTTGTATCTTAGCAACATCATAGGGAATGATTATCTCGCCTATCTGCCTGGATAACCTGCCGCCAGTGTTGATTGTTTTAAGGCACAGTAGCTGATACAGGACAACATAGTTAGCGCCATTCGGCAGCGACATGAAGTAATCTACGGTGTCAGAGGTCATAAAATCCTCTTTCAGCTTCATCCAGTAGTATCTTTTGCCTGTTGCCATCAGACCACCGCCAATCAGAACGGATAGTCATCATCTGCGCTGTACTGCGAGGAGTTGGGTGAGGTAGAAGCAGATGGTGCTGTATTCGTGGGTGCGGCGGTGCTTGTGGTGGGAGATGTCGGTGCAGCTGTGCCGGCAGGCGGGGCAGACTTTTCGCCGGTGAAGCTGACACGTTCCGCGATTATCTCATACCACGTTGATTGGGTACCGTTCTTGTCAGTATAAGGTCTTGTCTGCATTTCGCCTTCCACAAGAATCATCTTGCCCTTGGCAAAGTACTGGCGCACGAAATCACCTGTACCACGCCATGCTGCCACATTGAAGAAATCAGCCTTCCTCTCTTCGCCCTGTGCCTGATATCGCCGCTCAACGGCAAGTCGAAATGTGCAGAGGTTAGTTCCGCTTGGGGTTGTTCTCAGTTCGGGGTCATTGGCGATTCGCCCCATCATAATCACTCTGTTGTACATTCTTCTTTCCTTTCTGTATCATCTTCGTCCCGATGGCAATGCATATACACGAACTCTGATTTTGCCGTGCAGTTACGCAGCAGGAAGTCATCGCATTTGGACTTTGCAAGGTGTGTTCGAAGCACGCGGCGTTCGTATGCGAATTCGCCGTTGGCTTCCTTTTCGCGTATCTTTTCCCAGATAACCTGCTCCTCATAGTTGGCTTCAATCAGGTACAGGTCATAGCCAGGAGCGCTTACACCGTTGAGGTTGACCGTGTCGGTCGCGTAGATTATCTTGCTTTGAGGAAAGTGTATTTTCCATCCACAGTTCGGCACATCGTGCGACAGGGGGAATGATATGATATTGCAAGCACCATAGTCATACATGACGCGGGGTTCAATCACGTCAATCTGTCTTGCTGGGACTCCGCAATTCAGCAGGTCGCTTACAAGCCATTTCCCGCAAGCAAATCTTAAGGTCGGGCGCTCGCTTGCCAACATCTTTATCGCTGTTTTGTGGAAGTGATCGCTGTGTATGTGCGTAAGCAAAACCAGCTTTAGGTCGTGATAATACGGTTCGAGTTTCTTAAAGCAAACGCCGCAGTCGATAAGTATTATCTTATTGAGAACCACGGCGTTGCCCTGAGAACCGGTCGAGATTATCTCAAACGGTGGTATCATAAGTCGTTAAGGTTGACCGCCTGAGCAGTGTTCTCGGCTTCGGGAATGGGAGGGATTCCCGGCGGAATGAGCGGCATTGAGCCGTCATTGGTGTCCGGTGCGATGTTCCCGGCCGTGTCAATATTCAGCGCCTTGCCGTCGTTTTCGTAAGCACGGAAGTCAACACTCATAACGCCCCATTTACCTATGAGCTGGCGGAGCATTGTTTTCATGCCCATCGCATCAAAGTCCTTATACCAGAACGATGAAAACTTCCACATTTCATCATCAGGCACGTTTCCGGACTGCAGCCGCTCATAATCCCTTGCCGAAAATGCAGCGCTGTACTTGTCGGCGTGTGCGAGCATCTTTTCCTTGCTCCAGTAAATGGTTTTTCGGAATCCGTTAAGATATTCGTAGCAGGCCGCATAGCCTACTGTCGGCAGGTCGTCCCGATTATCGGCTTTGCTCCAGTTGCAAATAAGCTCCTCTGTGAACGGGTTCCAGCTTACGAATTCGCCGGCTTTGACTGCCACGACATTAAGAGAACGGTACTGCGCGGAGCGAAGCGCCATCTGAATATAGCCCTTGTAGCCAAGAATGAACTGCGCTTTGGCAACGTAAATGTCGTTGCCCTCCATGTCAACTTCCTTGGTTTTGACCTTGAACGGAACGAGATAGTAGTGTCCCAGCTGCGGTGACGGCGAAAGGTTCAGACTTTCGCCGAGGAGCGCGCCGGCAAGTATCGTTCCTGCTTCACAGTCCTGGAGCGCAGGGTTGACCGCGACCGCAGATGTTATAGACCCTATGAAGCGTTTAGCGCGGTCGGGATCTCCGAGGGTGTTATTTATCAGGCGCTGGTATGTATCAGTCTGCAAGGTAGCCGAAAACTTGGGCTGTTTGCGTATAACTATGTTTTTCTTCGCCATTTTGTTTACCTCACGTCATAGCCGTTATCGAGCATATAAGCCTTGAGCGCTCTCAACTTATCGCGTGTGCCACGGACTGTAAATGTCAGCTCCAGTATAGGTTCATCTTCAGACTGAACAGGCGGCTCGGCGACCATTTCAACTGTCGGGACAGGGAGCGGCGTAACAGGAGCGGCAGCAATCTTTTCTATCATTGCAGCGGCTTCCGCTTCTGCTTCACGCTGTTTCTGCAGCTGTTCTCTACGAACCCGCTCGGCTTCTGCCGCCTTGTGACGATTAGTAACTGTGGTTATCGCATTGGCCACGTTGAGCGACTGCTTATACTCAACAAGGATTTCGTCTGCAAACTCCTGCGTTTCAACGAGCGCAAGTTCCTCGGTTACCTTAGCTACAAAAGCGCCTATCTTCTCTTTGATTGACTTCTTGCTTGTTGTCAGCCCTATTGTAAGCCCTGTCTGCTCCAGTGTAAGGAAGTCGATATTGGCTGCTCTTACGCTTTCGGCAAAGAATTCAGCGGCGTACTTTCGCTTATCAGCTTTCAGAGATTCTTCAACCGCCTTTATTTTGGCCGCCAGTTCTGTGTCACACGGCTTGTAGATGTCTGTAACACACGACTTGTAGACCTTTTCAAATTCATCATAAGGAGCCATTATGGCGCGCTTGGCTTCCTTGCGGCGCTCCTCCAGGGAAGCAAACACCTTGGTGATGTTTGCCCTGGTCTTTTTTATCTCCGAAAGATTTTCCTCGGTGCATTCAAGCTCCTTGGCACGCGCGGCAGCTTCCTCAAACTGAACCTTGATAGCAGCAAGCTGTTCCTGAATGATAGGGAGCTGTGTTACTACGATGAGGTTGTTCTTGCCCTCGATAGTATCGTTGATTTCGTTCAGCGTTTCGTTGCGCTGCTGTTCCGTCATTTCCTCTGCAAATTTCATATTGTCTCCTTCCTTGCTGTTGACAGAATGTTCTTCCATCTTGTCGGCGCAATGGTGATGACCTTATAACCTATACTTTCAAGTTCTGTGGAGCGGTCATAGGACTTAACGTCCTGCGCAAAGCGGGTTACTGCATTGCCAAGCCCATAGAGTGACAGGTCCTTGCCCTCGATAAGATGTCCGAGAACGCTGTCCTGCTCGTTCTGCTGTATGCCTACTTCACGCGCTGTAAGCTCAACTACCTTGGGTATGAGCTTTGCTTCTATTCTCGCGTCCTTAGCTTCGCGGAGCTGGTCGATTAACTGTGCAAATCTGACTTCATCAATAGCTGCGCGGACGGCGTCCTGAAGCTTCATCATAAACGCGCGATCATCTGCTTCAAGGGTTTCATCGCGGAATATGCTCATATCAACATTGCTTTCGTTGATACGGCCAACATGGGTTTTCTTATACTTGCCCATGTTGCGATCGGCGGCAATCATGCCGTTAGTGCAGACAAGGCGATAGAGCAGCGGAGATACATTCACTGAACCAAGTCCAACTTCGGAGTTGGTAATCATGAAACCGGCCTGCACCACATCTCCGACTGATACTTCCGATGTAAGACGTTCGTTGACAACTTTCAGATACAGGCGGTCGTCTGTGATTTCGCAGGACTTGATGTCAGCGCCGGCCATTTTACCGATAACAGGAAGCACTGCTTCTGCAACCATTTCATTGTCAATACGTCTGTACCTGTCTGACAGGAATGCTCGAACATTGCCGTCAAGCGTGCGTATCATTCGGCGTTCGGGATTAAGCTGTGCTTGTACTGCCTTATCTTTCAGCCAATGGTTGACGTTCTCAGCCAGAAGCCGCGGAGATGTCATCAGCTTGTCATAGTAGCTGGCAGGAATACCGGTGTAAGCGCCTATCTGACGGTGGGCGTTTTCGCGCATACCGAAGTACATATCTGCTTCGCCGTGGATAACGAACTGAGGTCCGTTATCAAAGGGTACCACCTCTACATTGGAAACATCTGCGAGGTAGTCTGTTTTGGCTTTGCTCTGCCGCTGGATTTCAAATGCCAGCTGCTTGAGGGTTCTACCTTCTTTCATTTGGGTTTGCTCCTTCCAAAAAGTTATGTGTTGCCGAGAATTCTTTCGTAGTAGGCGGTCGTCCTTGATTCGTAGTCGATATCTTCGGGATAGTATGTTGCGCGCTTGGCCCAGCTGTTAAAACAGTCGGGGCAGAGCCAGTGGTTAAGGACCGGGACAAGATAGCCTTCGCTTGAAGCCTGGTTGCAATGGTCACAGATACCCATACCGCCCCATTTGCTACACTCTTCGACAGAGGTCTTTAAGTAGATATACCCGACCTGCGTCTTGCCTTTTGTCATGTTTTCACCTCCTTCGATTAAATTTATGGCTGTGGTCTTATTTCTGCTCGCGACCACGAAACGAGCTTGTGTAGGTTATCCTCTTTCTTCGTCGAGATATGTTGCTTTCATATCTGCTATGTGCAGTAATAACGCAAGCGGGTATTTTTCAAAAGCATATCCGACGGAATAGCTTCCGCCTTTGACCGACTGGTCGAATCCGCCCATGTGCCAGCGTATTGCCATCGCTTCCTCGTCTGTCAGTCGGATATGCTTGCTGATGAGGTATACACTCTTTTCACCGTGACCGAATGGGTACTGTTCGTCCACTGTGTAGCACGGAACCTGCGACCATGTCCCTGTAACTGGGTCCTTGACGTTCCGCGACGATTCTACGTACATATTCGCCTTGCATACGTCATGGAGCAGGGAAACCAGAATTTTGGAATCATAGTACTTAGCATACTGCCCATAGCGAAACACCTCATCATGGAGGCGATTGTAAACGTTGATACTATGCTGGAGCAATCCGCCGGGATATGCTCCGTGGTACTTGGTGGACGCGGGGGCCGTGAAGAAGTCGGTGCTTTCCAGCCATTCGATAAGGTTTTCAATTCCGTCCCGGTTCGTTGACCTGAGCAGATTTAGGAACTCTGCTTTGTTTTTCTCGTTGTTCATCGGTATTCTCCTTTGAAATTTGGTGTATTTTAACCGGCTAATTGCTCAGCTGCTTTATCAGATCTTCGATGTTCTTTGCTTTGTCCTCGGCAGCTTGCACGATTCTTTTTCCTGCGTCAACTACCTTCTTATCGTGCAGCTCCTTGAGCATCGCATTCCGCTTATCCCAGTAGTCGCGGACCTGGTCCAGCTCCTTGAATAGAATTCTTTTCAGAATGGCTTTCTGTGACTCGTTGACCTTTATTTCAGATGTTTCCGATACCTTGGGGAACTTTCTGGATTCGCCAAGGTTTTCGTAAGTGAAATGGTTCGCGTCTGTGTCGACGGTGAAATCCATTTCGTTGCGAATGCGCCCTATTACGTAGACGCAGTTGCACTTAGCACAGGTTAACGTGATTTTGGAGTTAAAGCCAGAACCGTCCCCCTGTAAGCTGTTGCAGTCAAGTCCGTCGTAGCTGGACGATACGTAAAGGTTGTCATCACCGCACCTTGAACATTTAAGCATTGACATGATTTGTGTCACCTCCGGTTTTTACCCCTTTTATCTCTGCCAGGTTCGAAAGAAGCTTCTTATACTGTGAGAGCTTTCTCTTTGCTTCTTTGATTGTTTCACATGCGTGGGTGTATTCGTAGCTGTCCTGCCGCTCTATATTGGCGATGAGGTCATCGGTAGCGCTTGCTATTTTGGATTGCTCCGCTCCCTGCTGCTGCGTTATAAAAAACCTGATTGCCTGTAAGTCATAATCGCGTATGCAGGATACATGGAGATCGCGCTCTGCGGTTGTAGCTCTGGCATGCTGCCTTGCTACCTCCGAGCGGGACTGCTCCAGTTCTGCCTTGACCGTGTTAAGCTCTTCACACACGGACTGGTATTTGCTCTGCCATGAATATCCGCCGTCCTCGTTGATGTTTTCCTCGGCCAACTCGAAACAACCTTCAAACGCCATTCCGATATAGCTATCTGCTCCGCCGACTTCTTCGACTATGTTCTTGATTTTCGCCAGCGCCTCGCGCTCCTGCTCCTTCGTTGCTGTCATGGTTATACCTCACTTGTTTTCCTTTGCTTCCTGTGCTTTCTTAGCGGCTATGCGCTGGAATAAGGCTCTGCCGCGCTCTTCCAAGGCTTGTGCCGCTCCGGGGTTCTTCCTTATGTACTCCTTTATGGATTTCAGCAGGTCGTCACAGATGGCATCCGAGATGTGCTGCGGTATGTTCGCTGTGTCTACTTTTATATCATCCATTGGCACACCTCTTCATTCCTTGTCCGGGAGCTCGCGCTCAATTTCCTCTGCTATCTTCTGCCCCTTTTTGCGAAGCCAACGGTACTGGTAAAGACGCTTCTTGTCGGGGTCAACGGGTCTCTTTAAGCTTTTGGTTGCAAGCTTAACTAACGGATCTTTTTTCAGAGCTTCAAGCTCTTCCTGTTCTTTCTGTGTTAACATTGTTGCACCCTCCTTAACTAGCTGTTGGTGTACACATTGTGGACAGCCTGCTAAAAAAAATAACAAAAAAAGTCTTTTCATCGAGTTCAAGGACCTCTGTCATGCCAACGATATCATCAATTGTCGGTTCGCTGACACCATTAAGAATCCTTGTAGCCTTATTTCTAGACCATTTCATTGCAGCTGCAAAGTTGGTTATAGAAAAAAACTTCTGAAGAACTATACCTTTTAGTTTTCTGGAATCCATTTTTTACCCTCCTTTCTGTCCACATTGTGGACTAGCTATATATTACCACTTTATTTCCGATTTGTCAACTACTTTGTAGACATTTTTTTTATTTTTTGCGAAAATTGTTGACAATGTAGTCGTTCTGTGCTATAATACAGTCACAATAGTTATATCCATTACGGAGGCTTTACCATGAAATTAGTGTCCAATTTTAATGAGCGTTTCAAAGAAGCATTCGGAGATAGAAACCTTACAGAATTTGCGAATAGCATTGGTGTTTCAAAGCAGACCATAAGTGCATACATAAATGGAAAGCGTAAGCCCAAGGCCATAGTTTCTGCAGAGATAGCCAAAAAATTAAATGTGTCGCCTGCTTGGCTACTTGGCTTCGATGTCCCCAAGGAGCTTGAAACCAATGCTACTTTTGAAATACCAGAAAATGATAAATTGACCGCAGAATTCGTCACTCTGTATTCCCTGTTTTCACAGTTAAGTACAGAGCAGCAGAAGATGATTATTTCTCAAATTAAAGGAATTCTTGCTGATAAATAATCATGGAGGTAGTTATTATGAAATTAAAAGCGCTTTCGATTATAGTTGTTATGTTCTTGGTTTTGTGTGGTTGTTCTCAGAATAATAACATATCCTCAAGCACCTTGGCTACAAGTCAGCCTGCTGAAACTACCACCTCTTTCGTTTCCCGATATGACCAAGTTGCTAAAGCTATATACTCGACAGTTCATTTCAAGCACTGGCTAACGGAAGCCTGCGGTGATGTTAAAGCTGAACTAGGGGACGGCTGTATGGATATAGATGTGACCGTTGACTATCTTGAATCATATCAGTTTATGGCTGTGACTACAGAAACGATTCAATGTATTCATGATATTTCCGAAGAATACTGGCTTGATTCGGTGAAATTAACAGTCCATACACCGTATGGACTTAATGATTACATGAGATGGGAAAGCACCGATCTGAAAAAAGGCATAATGATTGATACAAAAAATGGCATATCAAAGACCATGACAATTGATGAAATGGTGCAACAGTATGGATATGAAGGACTTCTGTTGCTTACTGATGAAGCGCCAGCCTCTGATAATTCAATTGACCAAACTTCAGATACTACAATATCCACAGAAGAAGCAGCAACTGGCGCTCCTGCATATGGCAGACCCGGAACTGAATATTATGTTTATGGCATTATTGATTTTGGAACAGAGGTAGACATAATAGGGTATGAAGATGATAATTGGATTAACTTGACCTATGAACGAAAGAACGCTTATATTGAAGCTAAGTATTTCAAACAAACAAGTGGAACGCATGGTGTTATTGTTAACCCGCTTTCACAGTAACAAATGCCCCACCGGAATTGGTGGGGCATGACCTAGGCTCACTTATTGAGCATTTCCCTCAGCAGGGCGAGAATTTCGTTCTGAACGCTTTTGTCAAGCTGTTCAAATATCAGGGCAGCATTAATTACGTCGCTTATCTCAAGTGACTCGGAGGTATTCTCTTTACCCATGGTTATATTTCCTTTCTGTAAAGTCAGTGCCGGCATTGCTATATTTATTATAGCATATTATAAAGGTTTTTGGTTGGAAATGTTAAAATTTATCAGTAGATGATGAGGTGTTTTCTTTATGAATATCAAACTATACATTGCAACTATAATAATTTCTATATTACTGATGCTTCCGTCTTGCTTACTATCTCCAGAAAACCCATGGCTAAATCTATTGTCTGGAATAGGCTGTAGTGGAATTGCTGCTGCTATTATGTCTATATTTATTGACCTAGCAAATGAAAAAAGGGAACGTAAACGCTTGGCAAAATTCAAGAAACAATACTTTGGTCCTTTGTTCAATGAATTAGAGATGTTTATTGGAAGGCTTTTATGGATTGACGAACATATAAGCGACACATCAATAAACTGGAATTTGAACCCTAATTCTTATTACAAAGTAGAATTTATACCTGTTGCGGGTAAAGTGACCGGCAAAACAACAAAATTAACTTTTGGTGAAGCGAAGAAAAAGGTTATCGAGATATCTAAAAAATATAGTGCCGAAAATGGTTCCCAACTATCCAAGGATGATATGGATA